CGCGCCGACTACGTTCACCGCTGGCACAGAGGTTGTGCCGTACTTTATGTGCGACAATGCTTCTGGAACTAAAACGTGGAAAGCCAACTTCGGTCAAGACAGCACCTTCTCTGGCGCAACCACCGCTGGCGGCAACCAAGATGACAACGGCGTGGGTGACTTCAAGTATGCGGTGCCGTCAGGCTACCTTGCGCTTTGTACCGCAAACCTTCCAACCCCCACGATTGTGGATGGTTCTGAGTATTTTAATACTGTGACATACACTGGCAACGGTTCAACGCAAAGTGTAACTGTGGGTTGGCAGCCAGACCTAATTTGGGGCAAAGCAAGAAACGCTGCTTTCTCTCACGCTTTACACGATGCTGTGCGTGGCTTTGGTAATAGGCTTGTGTCTAACGATACAGGTGCAGAGAGTTTTAGAACTGATGCGTTTCAAGCCACTGCGGTTGACAGCACAGGTTTCAACTTAGGTTCACAAGGCGATTTGAACACTAGCGGAAACACTATGGTTGCGTGGAACTGGAAAGCTGGCGGCACAGCGGTCAGCAATACCGATGGCAGCATTACGTCACAGGTGTCTGCGAATACTGACGCAGGGTTTAGTATTGTTGGATACACTGGCACAGGGTCTGCTGGGGCTACTGTTGGACACGGATTAGGCGTTACGCCTGACCTTTTGATAATGCGTAGGCGTAGTCCAGCAGAGGCTTGGCCTGTTTGGGTAGGTGGTGCAGGGTTTAGTAACACTCAATATTTGCGTCTTAACGGCACTAATGCTGTTGATACTGCAACCAGTTTGTTTAACAGTACAACACCAACGTCTAGCGTGGTCACTTTAGGAAATGGGAATTTTGTAAATACAAGCGCAAATAATTACATAATGTATGCCTTTGCTTCCGTTGAAGGCTTCTCAAAGTTTGGCTCATACACCGGCAACGGCAGCACAGATGGGCCGTTTGTCTACACAGGGTTTAGGCCAGCTTGGGTGCTAATTAAGCGCACTGATGCGCCTGAGAATTGGTGGTTGCTTGATAATAAGCGGAACCCATACAATCAAGTTGATACTGCCTTGCGTCCTAACGATGTTGCTGCTGATGTAGTAAGTCCTACTAAATATGCACAGGACTTTCTATCTAATGGGATTAAGTTAAAGACCCTTGACACCGATGTAAACATAATCAACGGCACATACATCTACCTAGCCTTCGCAGAAACACCATTCAAATACGCTAACGCCAGATAGGAGATACCAATGGCATATAAATACTCAGGTCGTATTATCCGCGCTGGCAAAGCGTGGACTGACAATGACCAAATCCAGCACCCATCCAACTGGATGTTGTGGGACGACGAAACCAAAGCAGCCAAAGGGTTGGTTTGGGAAGATGACGCAGCCAGCTTCGATGGGCGGTTCTACTGGTCAGCCGGTGTGGCTAAGTCGCTAGATGATGTGAATGAGGTTGACGAGAATGGCAACGCTATTATGGAAGATGGTGTGCAAGTCGTGACGCTTGGTCTAAAGTCAAACGCCATTGCCACAGTAAAGGTGCAGGCTGGCGGCTTACTAGCCCCGACAGACTGGATGGTTGTTCGCTCTGCTGAGAACGGCACCGACATCCCTGCCGATGTTCTGGCCTATCGCGCAGCCGTTAGACTAGCCTCAGAGACCATCGAGACAGCAATCACTAACGCTGCTGACCTTGCCGCCTTTATCGCGCTCTATGACGTTCCTGTGGACGCTGACGGCAATCCTACTGGCAACGCACCCATAAACAACTGGCCGGACGCTATCTGATGAACGAGGAAAACAAAGTCATCATTGACGTTGTAGCTGGAACAGGCACTGCCGCCGCTTATATGGCGATGGTGCCTGACGTTGTTGCGCTGTTCACTGGCGTTTGGATTCTGATTCGTATCTACGAAACAGAGACCGTGAGGCGCATTATCAAGCGCATCCAAGGCAATGTTTAAGGCAATCGTACTAGCCTGTGCGATAGCAAACCCTGCCGACTGTATTGAATTTCACGACACTCGCGGCCCATACGATACCCGCGCTGCCTGTGAGCGCAGGGCTATGGAAATGGGTCGTGACGTTGGCGAGATGACCCACGGCCTGATGCCTAAAAAATGGCGGTGCCAAGCTCTGAAGAAAGGAATGTTGTCATAGACCCGATAACCATAGGCGCAGCAATCTCTGGGGCAACAGCAGCTTTCAATACGATTAAGCAGATGGTTAATGCTGGCCGCGATCTGGAGAGCTGCATTGGCGACGTGTCGCGGTGGATGAAGGCGGCGTCTGACATTGACCAAGCCGAGAAGCAGGCAAAAAACCCGCCGCTGTTTAAAAAGCTGCAAGGCGCCGACGCAGTCCAGAGTGAGGCGCTGCAAGTCTACGCCGCCAAGAAAAAGCTGGAAGCGCAACGCGCCGAGCTGAAGCAGTATCTGCAAATGACTTTCGGGCCGCAGGCGTGGGCTGACCTGATCCAGCTAGAAGGCCGAATCCGCAAAGAGCGCCAAGACGCTATTTACAAGCAGCAAGAGGCTCGACAGAAAATCCTAGAGGCTCTTGCGATTGGCGTGTTAGGCGTTGTATCTTTAGGCATATTCTTTTGGATTGTGTGGCTGGCGTCTAAAAATTGAGCGAAACAACAACCGGACTGATTGGCGAGTACATCGCGGCAGCCGCTATTCTTGGGCAAGGATGGCGCGTCTCAATGGCACAGCAAGACCGGGTAGATATGGTGGCTTGGAATGGGCAAGAGTTTCTTCGCGTGCAGGCAAAGACTGCGAGTTTATTGGGCGATAACAATGGTCGATCTCCGCGTCACCATTTCCAATTGGGCCACGGCTGCAAAGCGAAGCATCTGCCAACAAAGGATGATTACGATGTTCTCTGCCTTGTTTCCCCCAATGCGCGAAGGGTCTTGTTCATGCCGGTTACGAGCATACGGCAATACAGTATGCGCCTGCCAGCGTCGCGCTTCACTGAGGCTGCGGAAGTTGATAGCTGGGATAAAGCGGTTGATCACGTTTTGGAGATGAGACGATGAATAAAGACACGTTGCGAGAAGAAATTGCTGCTGATGAGGGCGTCAAAAAAAATAGCGACGGCGAACATATTATTTATTTGTGCAGTCTCGGCCTGCCCACGTTTGGAATTGGCGCGTTGGTAAAAGAACACGACCCAGAACACGGCCAGCCGATTGGCACGCCTGTGTCTGAGGATCGTGTGCGCCAACGGTTTAATCTGGATATAGCAGTCACGATTGAAGACTGCCGCCGACTGTGCGACAAAGTCGGCGTTGACTTTAATGAGCTAGACTTACGCTATCCTGAAGCCGCATTGGCGCTCTGCAATATGACTTTCCAGCTTGGCTACCCGCGCTGCTCTAAGTTTGTAAAAATGTGGGCTGGTGTTGCTGAGGCTATGGAAGACCCGAAGGCGTGGCTGACTGTTGCCGCAGAGGCTGAGGATTCGCGCTGGTTCGACCAAACGCCAAACCGGGCGAAGCGCATTACCGCAAGGTTTAGGGCGTTAGCTGATGGCTGAAGAAAACAAAAAACCAATCCAAGCCAAGGTTGGCGAAAATAGTTTTGAGCTTGTGCTGAGAATTTTAGGCAACGAATTTGTGGCTATCAAAATAGGCTCAACAAATTTCAGCGGTAAACTGATTGCTGGGGGTGTGCTGCTTTTGTTTTTTACATTTATGTTGATGGAAGTTTTTGGTCTATCCAGAATGTTAGGAGTTGAATAATGTTAGCTGTATTAGGAAAAATACTAGGCTCAGGTGACGTGATCAGTCAGGGCATGAAGCTGATTGATGATATGCACACATCAGATGAGGAAGCCATTGCGGCAAAGAGCAAAGCCAAGATTGATCTGATGTCGGCGTATGCCCCATTTAAAATTGCCCAACGCTACCTTGCCCTGATGTTTGGGGCTACGTTTCTGGGCAGTTACATGCTGGTGCTTGGCATGACCATAACCGGACGTGGCGACCCAGACGCAGTAACCAAGGTGATGGATCAGTTCACGATCAACTATGCAATGCTGATTATTCTGGGGTTTTACTTTGGCGGTGGTGTCGTTGAGAGCATCCAGCAGCGGCCTAAAAAATAAGGGGGATTTGGGGTGGTCTACTAAGACCGTGGGATTGACCCCCATCATGCGTACATTAGAGGGTTCGCGCAGGTGGGTTCACCACCCCAAAACTCTTTTTACCTATAAAGGTACTGATAGTCAAATCTATCTGCGGTCTGCATATCCTCAAAGACTACGTTGTAGCTTTCATCGTCAATGCGCTCGACCCGCCTGACCATAGCCGTGACCGTCCTGCCACTTGGGCCAGTCACGCTGACTAGGTCGTTGGGTTTTAGGTGTTCTGTTTGCATGTTTACCTCCTATAAAAGTTTAAACGCTCTGGCTCGACCGGCCACCTTCTCAGCCGCGCCACGCTCGACCAGCCCGGTCATCAGCCGGTGTATCTGGCTGAAGCTCTTGCCGGTCTTCTGCGACAGCTCATTGATGGTCGGCGT